TACAATGGAAGATATCTTTGCATTATTTCATGCACAGGATCAACCTGTTGAAATACAGGAAATTAAAAACGGAGAATTTGACTATCGCATCCGCTTTCTAGAGGGCGACGACCCTTATTATTATTGTTTTAAGGACGAGGAGATCCATATTATATATCATCGTTTTCTACCGGAGGATTATGAGGATTTCAACTTTTAAGATCCGGTTCTAAGCATGGAAATTCAGAATTTTTGACACCGCTATCTTTTTAACATAAAACGAACATATTTCGACTATTAATAAAAAACCGAAAATATGTTCGTTTTTTATTGACAAACATTTGTTCGTATAGTATATTATATACAGAACAAGCGTTCTGTATATACAAAACATTTATTGCTGACATTTACCAGATTGCATCGTAGCGATGCAGAAACGAGGTGTACTATGAGAACATACAATGGAAAAAGAATCCTTATCACATTAACTTTGGCTTGTCTGCTTGTATTTGGACTGGTGCGAGTATGTAATTCTTCTGAGAGTAGCGCACAAGCCTCAGTGGATCAATCAAAAATCAGTTATGTTTCTGTATTGATTCATTCTTCTGATACATTGTCAAGCATTGCCAATGAATATTATTGCGATGCGTTCGGCTCTGTTCAGGATTATGCCGAAGCCATCCAAGAATATAACAGTTTAGACAGCGATCTGATTTACGCCGGAAACCATCTTATGGTTCCTGTATATCAAGCCAATTAATCCAAAGAAGATTGTATCATCTGCATAATGAAACGAGCATATTTTTTCTCGCCATGCGGATTAAGATGTACACCGTCCTGATAAAACCAATCCGGATGTTTTACTCCTTCTTTTGACCAATAAATGCGCTGTACATTTTTATTGGCTGCAACAACCCGTTGGATCGTATTATTGACATCTTTTTGAATGTCTAAATGTTTTCCATACGTATCGATCCAATAAATGGTTCGATCCTTGCCTAAATAATCAATCAATTTTTGACCGCTCTTTGAATTGAAGTTGCTATTGGTTCCCAATGCAATAATGACAATATCCCCTAATTTGTGTTTCTTGTCTAATTGCTTTGCAACATCCAAAGCCTGTACCACTTGTCTGGAAATTTTCGCATCCACAACTGCATTTTCACACTGTTGTTGAAACGCTACAGATGCTCCTAAAAAGACAGAATCTCCAATCACGGTAACAAGGTGTCTCTTGGTAACCGCTTCTTTGCTTGTATCTGCCGGCATATTATCTGCCGGAACTGCAGTATGTAACGCAGATGTTGGCTGCGATGGAAGAGTAGATGTACCCTCAACTTTTTTCCCCTTCTCCTCATTTATAAGTTGCTGTTTTTCACGAAGATCCGCTTCTAATTTTCTGGTATCAGAAGCCGGAGCTTTTATAATTCCATAAGATGCAACCAGTATACATAAAAGCAACCCCAAAGCCTTTATGTTTATATTTCGTGATGTTCTTCCTGTGTATTTCATGTTTCCTCCAATCTACTTAATGATATTTCTATAATAAAACTAAAATTGGATAATGCCATAAGTACAAGTAAAAGCTGTATTTTCCAACCACCGCCAGACAATTTGCGCAAAAACTATTCGTGACTGCTTTTTTATGATTCTCAATAAAATTGATCAATAACATATACCACACACTGATCACAAACATTCCACCTTGATATAGAAGGGAATCTGTTCCATATACAAAGTGGAAGAGAATTAAAATTGTACACGTCGAAAGTACAACGCAAATACGTCGCCAAAAAGTCGAAAATGTTACACGACAGAATGAATATTTCTGTCGCATAACACCAAGCAGTATTCCAAGAAAGATATTAAATGCCATAGTATCCGTACCGTAATACACACGCGATGGATCCTCTCCCGGAATATACTTATGAAGCATTTTATAAACTGATAACAATGCAAGTACCCCAAAAAGCCAACAAGCAATCCCTCTCCTCTGTTT